TTGTCGAAACAAGTTACTCCCATACTACGAATGAAGTTAAAAATCTTAACTTCTTTGTGACGAGCTAATGCCCGACCAGCTGCGCGGAGATGCATACCAATTACATCAAATTGAGAATAACGAATCATTTCGTCAGTGACCTTAACGGCAACACCGGACTTCCCAATACTAGCTGTAACGGTAGCTCCACCCATCTGGAGGCTACGCTCTGGATATTCTTGACCTTCCGCAATGTCAGCAGCCACCATGGCTCCAACAGCTGGGAAAGTAATAGTTTGTCCATAAGAATAGTTAATTCTTTGGAGTAGGCTTGTACCTACCAATAGGGGCTCTGCAGCTTCCTTAACGATATTGCTAATAACCTTCGGCATTAACATTGGCGCATTGGGAACAGAGAGAGCATCATTTAATTTTACACGCTGACCATCTTCGAGATTTCCGTTATTCTTCCACAGATACTCAAATTGTTTTGCGTCTTTGATTTCAATCATCTTTCAATTCCTCCTTATCGCGATACCAGGTTGATGCGGACAACTAAGTCTGCAGCACCTGCGTAATGGACTTTATCTGATACGCCACCGGTTGCGGAACCTGGCATTTGATCCATTTGACCAGCGTAGCCCGGAGAGCTACCACTTGCATCAGTGCCTAAAGGTGGATTGTATGCGGTCTTGACCATGTCAAGAGCGTCTTTATTTGCATTTTCTAATTCAATAACCTGACCAACAATACTAGCAAAAGTATCACCGATATTGCCTCTGGTTAAGAGAGCATCGGCTGCAGCATCTAAATCAGCTGCGTCTGATGGATCTGGATTAGCCAATACGAAGTTAGACTCCGCATCGCACTTAACAAAATCACCAGCTTTCAGATTGCCTGAAGCAGCAGCAAAAACACTTGCTCCTGTTACAGCCGCACCATAGTGATAATAATTAACAGTTAATTTACCACCATTAACACCAGCAGCATCTAAAGATGTAGTAGTAAACAGAGTAATAACCCCTGTTGCTTGGTCCAAGTGCCACTCGCCTTCTGCATCCACTTCAGCCAAGGTATCAACCCTCACTAGAAACAGTGCAGCAACTGCCGGAGCAGTTCCAGCAAAAGTAACTCTTGAGCGCTGTGTATCAGCAGCAAGTGTAGCAGTATTGCTTAGTGCAGCTAAAACCAGAAGGTCAGAACCTCCCACATCATAAGTGCCGAAAACGGCAGCTTCTGCAGCTGTATTCGCTGGCACTAAAGGCAATTCCAATACGTAGTCACATAAAATTGCAACTCTGTGTTGAAGATTGTGGTTATGCTGACGATAAGCAGAAGGATTAAATCCATCATCTAATGATGAACTGTCTCCTGCCCACTGCCAATAAGCATATGGAGCAACACCAACTGGTGCGCTAACTGCCATAGCAGATCCACCACCTAAAAAGCTAGTAACATCAGCTACGTTGATGGCTCCACCAGCAACTTCAGCTGCAGTAACTGGAACACCAGTAGCTGCAGAGATTGTTCCTGCTGTTACATCATTTGTACTATAAGTAATCGAGGCCCCTGCGAGGCCGTATTGTGCGGGACATACTCTCCCGTCATTGTCGAATGCAAGCACTTTACCAGGCATGACCACGAAGTATTCTTCATAATACTTGTCAAAGAATTTGACTGGGAGCCAAGCTGCTGGCTTGAATTCCCCATGTGGCCGAACACCTTCGGAGTGCTCAACGACAGGAATCATATTTCCAACATGATCCCAAGATTTGTGTGTGGGCGAATATCGCCCTAAACTATCAAAACCCATTTGTTTCTCCTCCGTTTAGTTATGTTCTTTCTCTGGAAGCTTCCCTTCTCTTCTCATACGAGAGAGATAGGATTCAGCCGCTGCCTCACTCTTACCTAATCTTAAGTACATATAGTGCTCTTCAATTTTAGCAAGATCTTCCACAGATACGTTAAACTGCCCAGTCTCCTGGACACCAATTGGATCCTCTACAGTTTCTGTAGGGATACGCGATAGTCCGTCAGTTAGTTTATCAGTAATCTTCTCTAAGCTTACTGAGCCAACGATCCTATTTAATTCAGAATCCAAACTAGAATCCGTAAATTCCGTATAGTCTCTTTCCTTAACTTCTTTCTCTTCTAGATTAACTAGTGTTGATAGATAGTTCTCTTTCACCTTTCGGAGACTAGAGATATCTTCAATACGGGCATCTTGAAGAGATTCCATATCTTGGAATAAAGAATTATACTCTTTACGAATTGCAGCAAGTTGATCTCTTAAATCTCCTGCTACTGTTTCTAATTTTTCAACTTCTTGCAAAAGCTGCTCTTCTGATTCGGAAGTTACTCCGTTATCAGCAAGGGCATCTTGCAAGAATTCTGCACCAACAACAGTTGATAGTTTCGCTACCAATTGTTTCAACGTGCTCTTATCCTCATTTAGGACCTCGACGCTATCGTCTACGTGAAAGTTCTCTTGTTCGAAAACTTGAATGAGCTGACTTAATACCTCAGCTCTACTGATTTTTTGATCCTCAATAACACTATTTTCTACGTTAAAGGTTACACCCAAAGCTTTCGCTTTACGGCTAGCAGCAGCTAAGATTTTTTCTTTTCCTTCTCCATTATACTTATTTAGTAAACGGGTAACTGCGAATGCATGTGCACCATCAGTTACAGGAAAGGAACGTAGGGGACCACAGAAGGTTGATTTTGCTAACTTTTTTCTCTGCTTAGCAGAGAGTTTTGCATCCTTAACATCTTCTGGAAGTTCTCCATTCTTAATTGCTTGCTCTACTTCTTCCCAAACATAGTCATAGAGTTTTTGTTTATCTTCATCAGTTGGTTTGACTCCATCAAGAATCTTGGCTGTTAAATCCTCAAATGATCCATCAGTAATTTCAACGACTTCTTCAGAAGAAACTGCAGTTTCCAAATCTTCTACAAGATTATCTGTCACTTGCACTTCCTCCGTAGAAGCCTCCTCTACTGTAGGATCACTTGCTACCATGGTATCTTCCACGGTAGAAGTTTCAACTTGGGGATCAACAGTGGCGGAATCTTTGATGTCTATAGGTAATTGCTCTGACACTGCTTGTTTCTCCTTGTCTTTGGAATCATATTGAGGGAATTCTAATTTTACCTCATAAAGACGCCCCTCATAATCATTTGCAATTTCAATATGATCTTGCAAACCATTATAATTTAACTCTAGAACTCTAGAGTGTTTATCTGCGGGGACATTCACAAATGAATATTCATCGTATACCAGTTCTCCAGCAATAATGAAACACTTAGATGAATCATATACTGCACCTGGCTTGTGATCGCAAGGACCTTCTTTGGTCCAATCCGACTTACAGATAGAACAAACGGCCTTATCAGTACTAGCTCCAATTGAACCAGTAATGTATCGACCGTCTAATAGTTTTTCAACTGCATTTTTATCTGTAATATTTGCTACCAATTCTATGTGGCCTAATCCCCGATAAGAACTATCAGAAAGAAGACTATCAGTAAACATACTTGATACGATATCGACTTGCATGCCAAACGGCATTCGGTTGCTCACAAAATCATTTATGAGCGTATCGGTAATTGTTCCGACTTCTTCACCATGCTTATTTTTAACAAGCATCCCATTGTAGTGTTCACCAACGCCTTGAGAAGTGTCTCGATAATTAGCAGACATAATTCTTCCGACTGGATCCTTGTGATCCTCGTGGTGTAATAAAACTGGCTTAGGGTACCCATCGGTAAATGAAGCGGCTCCTTTTTTCATACTATCTGGGAGATAGAACCCATTATTTCTGGTAATTATACCAGCATGGGTTGCAGCAATTCTCACCTGCAAACCTTGTCTTAGAGGATTTGCTTGATTTAAAGACAGCAAACTCCCCATATTATCCTTGTTAATGCTCTTGGCATTTTCGAAATCTGAGGTATTATGAAAATCATCACGGACACTAATCAGACTTTGATCAACCAAAGAAAACTTCACTAAGTCTTTGATTTTCAAATAATTTTGATTACTCATAGGTTTATTGCTCCAATATAAAAAGGGCTCTAATCGTAATATGATCTAATCTAATTTTCTAATTTTTATTTATCTAATAATTTAAGGGTGTCAATTTCTTATATTAGACTTAATTCTTAAAAGAATCAAGTTTTTACAACGATTTTAAATTTAACACAACCTTAATCTTCAAAAAGATATCTTTTTTAAATATTTTGAACAAGAGTGTAGCTACACTTTGCGTGAAAAGGAGGGACATCTTCTAAGGTGATATTCTCTAATAATATTTGTTTCCCCTTTAGTGCATTTCCTATTTCACAATTTCCAATATCACTATACACATAAAGCGATTGGATTCCAATATCTCTTTGTGCAATAACTTCACCAAAATTAAATGCTTTGCGAATTTCTACATCTTCAATGAATCTAGTTCTAAATTCAAAAGAATCAAAAATTGCTCTTGCTTTTGCAATCATCTCTTCGGGAGAAGAATCATTTTTAACATTTCTTTTTAAAGAAGAAATGACTTCTTCTGTTAATCTGTAAACATAACGTTCCAGTCTACTCCTAAAGAATGCTCTAGCAGACATTGTTCCTTCAATAAATCTTGGGTCATATACGTTTGCATGCCGACCATAACCATTTCTATAGGCAAGTATTTGTTCTGAAAGGAGAGTTTGTACACTTGTTAACAACTCGCTTCTTACCAGTGCTGCAATCCAATCCTGCTCTAACCTGTTTTTAGCAGAGATCCTATAGAGAACATCTTGTTTCGTTTGGATAAAAGTAGATGTTAGATATCCGTCTTTTTTGGTTGCTGGCTTTGGAGGTGGCTTCTTAGCTTTAACTAATTCAAGTTCTTTTGATTGTTGTTCATTGCTAGACTGTGCAAAATCCCCCGAAGTCATACTAACAGAATTGTCCTTAGCTAATCCCCTAGCGATTGCAGAATAAGGCTCATCAAGAGCTTGGATTAAAAGCTTAGGCATTTCAAACATCTTCCATCTTGTTTTATGCCATTCAGGAAAATTCTCAGCAATATCTCCACCACTATCAATTTCTTCGGGAGTTGGAATGATTAAGGGTTCGTAGCCCATACGTCTACGACCTTCGTCATGAGTAATTAAATCCTTATTGAATTGATCAGCTAAATGAGTCTCTTTTTTAATTTGGGCATCAATATCAATTTCTTTAAATTTCAACTTAACAATATTCTCTTCATCGAGAACCTCGTCACCAAAGGTAGATTCTAGAAGAAGTTCGTTAATAAGATATTGATTAACAAAAGATTCCATTATCTGTTGAACATTTTTAACCGAATCAATTAGATTTCTAGACATGTTATCTGCAGTAGATCTGTTAGACGTAGCACCTTCACCAAGATCTACAGCTGAAATTCCTAAACCACCGATAACTCTTTTCTTAAAATACTCTAAATAAGCTTCTGCTCTAAGGGCTCTACCCTCTGCACCGATAGTGGTAATTTCGTGACGTTCAGGAGTTACAATCCCACCCTCTGATGGCATAAACTGAATCTCTTGTCGAACCACATCAATCTCTCTATGACCAGCTTCTGTGATTCCTGCAGGAGCATCTTCTGTTCCAACTTTATATTGAAACAAGGGAAACAGGTGCTGATAAATTAACAACTCGATATTCTCTTCAATTTTACGAAGTGCCCTGATATCATCTAAAACAGGAACAATCGAAGGTGTTCCGAATACAAATCCCTCTTTTCTATCCATATAAAAATGGACAACGTTTCCTATACTGTATTGTTTTTTGCTTCCATCGGGCATTCTCTGCCGCCACTTGCTAACCTTGTTCCCTGCAACTTTATATTCTATGGTTTCAGCAGGAGCTACAAAATATCCTGCAACAGGAAGCACTGGTTTTTTTGGTTGGCCTGGGGGTACTCTAATTTTACCACCTGAAGCTTCTACCTTCCTGACCTTAACAAGAAAACAATTCGATTTTCTAATAAGAGAAGAACCTATATTTCTAAACAAAGCTTGTGTGGGCAAAGAAGAAGCTTGTGCAATTTGTTCAAATCGAGTTTGAATATACTTGATATGCTTAGGGTTTTTTCCTACAAGGTCCCAGCCTTCTTTAAACATCAAGGCTACTTTTTTATCAAAAGCTTGTCTTGCAAAACTTTCAACATCCTCCACTCTACCAATTTCAGCCAGGTCATATTCAGGAAGATGAAAAATACTTCTTCTAGAAATATTTGTATTAGAGTAATAATGTAAAGCAGGATCTCTAACTGGAGGAACTAGGGCTGGTTTTTTACTAGGTACAATAATAGCCTTAACCTGCGGAACCTTATCTTCAATAATGTCAGGTTCAATTTGCTGAAAGGCTTCTTCTCTTTTTGATTTAAATTCGTATCCAAATATTTTCATAATATTTCCCCTATATACCAGCTGCTTCTAATTCTGCAATCCATTTATAAATTTGATTAGTATCCGCATCTTGTGGAACAGAATTTCTGCAATGAAAAGAGATAGCAGGTGCTGGTTCCTCTATCTGCTTTGCTAAATCTTGAATCTTTATATCTATTTCTTCATCGCCAGTACTTGCAAAAGAATATTGAGGAGTTGGGCTTGATGACTCGACATCAGTTTCAATTTTATCAAATACAGTCAGTGTTCCATCCTCTTCCTTCCTGATAACAAGATCAGTTCCCTTGAATTGAGCTTGAATAATATTTTCTAAAACATCTGCAGGAGCATCACAGCCCCCTTCCGTTTTGAAAATCAAATCATATAGAGATAAGAAGGTTCCAACTAACGTGATTAAGCTTAATTTCTGTACTCCCTTTTGAGCAAATCCAAATTCAACAACCAAGGAACCTCCCACCAATCTTGAAAGTTCTTCAACCCAAGTAGCATAGAATTCTTCCATAAATGTAGCAATACTCGTTAGATGTGTAAACGTAGCCTCAAAAATATTTTGAAATTGATTTTGTACTTTATCTATATCATTGTTGAAATCTTTTATAGCCTTGATGGTTTTATTAAATTTCTGCTCATTAAACTCACTTTTTTTCTCTTTGAGTTCTTTATATTGTTTGCTTCCGAGCTTGGGTTTGGCAGCTTCTAATTCTCGAATTTCTTGTTCTGTTTTCAGGTATTGTTCATAACTTCCTGAATCTGCTTGTTCGTAACTAGGTCTGTAAATATCTCTTGGTTTCGTTTTAAAAGGATGCCCTCCAACAGGTCCACTAGTATCAGGAAGTAGGGAATCTGATGGAGTTGCAGGGCCAGGAACTTGAGTTAAACTCCAATCCGCATCTTTCCAGGTAGAAGCAAGACCTGCCTCAACTTCCCAGGGGCCTTGAAGATTTGAAATAGTTTCCATCGTGTCTCCAAGAACGCCTACCATTTCTTTTTGGAAAACGTCAAGAATGCAATGAATAGGATCGATTATTTTTTGTAAGAAGTTTTGTATAAGCTGAATTGCCGCACTGAATAGAGGAGTCAAGAGCCCTTTAGCTAAGCTCAAAAACATTCCAAGATCTCCCAAAAGATCTATAGACAGCTTAGTCAAGGCAGCAGACAGGGCACCAATTATTCTCATCAAATCACTTGGACATTGAAGCAATTGAAAGGATTTTATAAATTCACATAATCCAATCATTGCTGAACGTCCTTGATCTTTGAACATCTCCACCATTTGCTCTAGCTGATGTAAGATTCCAATTAAATTTTGCTTAGGTAGCTCTAACCAATCTTCACATTTTTTACCAAAGCCGACCATTGCCATTTCAGCTCCAGCAAATCTATCCCTACAAGGAATACACTTTTCCACTTCTCCTAGTGAGTCAAATGCCTTATCAGTGTATGGAGTCTCGCTACCTTGAGAAACTTCTGCCCCTGAACTTGTGGGAGGTTCGGCAGTTTCATTCTGGCTTGCTTTGGAAGCTTTTTGTGCTGCTGATGCTGTCGGTTGACTGGGATCTTTATTAGAAAAAGTAGTTCTAGTAAATCCTGGTTCGTTTATTCCAAGAGTTGTATTCTGTCTATCAAGATCTTCGAACTGGATACCTATCTGTTTGTCTGTGCTATTTGCATTTGCAATTCCTTTAGAAATTAAAGTCGTACTTAAGGCATATACTGACTTTGGGTCAGCTGAAAAAGCAGCTCCCTTTTCAAATGCTTTTATGATGATTTCGCAATCAGCATAAAACGTAGGACTTCTATTAGGCATCTATTCAGAACCCCCACTTTTTTGATGTGCCTGTCCCATCATCTCGTCTGGACTACTTCCAGCAGGCATCGGAGCAATCTCATCAGGAAGAAAAGATACTCCTGGGGGTAGAGGGATGACAGGTTTAATGAAGTTCTTCCAAAGCATATTGGCCAAAGCTCTTAAAACACTATCTTGAACAGCATCGATATCTGTAGGGGGTATGATCTGCTGGTTAGGATCGATATCTGGACGACCTACAAAACCTAAGAAATCAGAAATATTTCCTTCTGCTAAAGCTGTTCCTGCCTTTTCTATTTCAGATGCTTTTAAGGGATTTAAAATCTTATCTGGCATACTTTCTATAAGTTCCCTTTGGTGATCTTTACATTGTCGGTATTGCTCATAGGTTACCTTCATGGGGTTAGTTCCAGGGTAGTGCCTTTGTAGGGCACGAATGCAATTCGCATCTACTTGTGCATCTAAATTGACTTCAAACCCCTTAGATAGTTCGTCTGCTTGTTCTTGAACTTTTTGCCCAATTGCTGCAACATGTTTTGCAAGTTGTTGAACATTTTTTAATTCAGTGATTCCGTCATATTCGCCTTTTATTTCAGAGTGATCTACAACACCTGGAGTAACACTGACAACATCAGGCTCTACAAAAGCAATGTTCGGTCTGTATTCTAATATAGAACGACTTTCTTGTTTTAACCTCTCACTCATTATTGTTCTTCCACTGATAGTCTAAGTTCATTATAAGAATTTACTGGACTATCTGAACTGATCTCCATTTTGATGAAAAAATAGTTCATTCCCGAATTGGCCGGAATCGACACATCAGTAAGCTTGGGAGTTGTCGTAGTCCACTCAGCATTCGTTGTTGAAGATTTTAAATATATATTATAGGGAGCACTTTGATTGATACCTGTAACTTCAACATCTACAGTTACACTTGAAGTAGATGTGTTTTTCAAATACATTTTTTTCTCTTGGACTCCCCCGAGTATCCCATCAAATGTAAAACAAAGGGGTTTGCTAAAATCCCCATCACTATAAGAGGTCGTTGCTGTGTCTGTTGGAAGTAATTCAATTGCCATTTCTATTTCCTCGATTTAAGATTATATCTTTTTTCTCACAGGTTTCCTAGAAGCTTTCGGTCTAAGTCCTAATCTTTTTTTGGCATCGCCTTCTGCTTCAGAAAGAGTTCTGACTCTTGGTTTTGGAGCATCATGTCCAAATCCAGGCCAACTCCAAAGTCCTATACTCTGCCTACCCTTGTGAGTGTTTGATGCTGGGAGGGTACTGTTCTCACCGAAAAGACCTAATTGTTTATTAACAACAGTATCTCTTCCAGGTGTAGGTCTTTGGGCCTCCCTATTTTTTATATTATTCTCTTTTGTATTTCCTGGATGTATAACAGTATCCCCTTCATGAATCATTGCATCCACACCTTCTCCAAATTTTCCAGAAAAGGCAATTCCTGTATCATATTTAGGTTTTCCTAATGGAGTCACTTCCAAAGTAAAACCTAGCACAGAAAGCATTAGTGCGTCTAGAGCATGATCTCCAGCACTTTCATCCCCTGCTTTATAAACAGGAGTTCCTGTAGGGGTAATCCTATCTATAATGTAACCCTGAAGCTGAGCTTCTAATTTTTCATCACTCTGGGGAAATCTAATATCATTTGATTCAAATCTACGAACAGTGCTTTCAACAAGAAACGGTTTTGCAGGTTTGCTAGTTAATCTTTTAGTAAATAAATCGTGTACGTCAACCTTACTGCCGAAATCATATTTTTTAACTATATCTCTTAAACGAGAATCGGGATGCGTAGGGCCCTTAACTGGATCGATTAAGGAATCGAATCCATACTTTCTAAGAACCTCGTATTGGGTTCCACCAAAACCAGCATCAATATAAATAACAATTGGTCTCCACACTCTATTTAGTTCTGCTATCTTATGACATGCACTCAATTGTGTCCAACCTTCTCTTGAAACAACACACCTATCAACTACATAAAATAAATTTTCTGTAGGATTAAAACCAAGAACAGAGATAGTTGTGCCGTTTCCGATGTCGTTCCAATCGACTCCAATTGTGTAGGTCCATGTATTTTTATAGGCTAAGTCTCCATACTCGTATCTGTGTTTTGCTGCCTGAACATAAGTATTTTGGAACACTCCTTGTTCTTGTTCACCAAAGTTAGCAAGGATCTCGTGATCATAGCCGATTTCAGTTAGCTGTTCTCTAAACAAAACTTCAAGTTCTTCATTCCACATGGGATTAACTTGAGATGTGTAGTGATATTCTTTAAAAATTCTACTACCGCATGTTTGAAAGAATCTCTCTCGCTTACCAGAGGGAGTGGAACTCATCCAAACTGTAGCATTTGGATAGTTGGTAATAATACTTAATGCAGCATCCATGTCTCCAGAACTCAGGTAGTCTGCTTCATCAAATACGAGCATATTACCATGCTGTCCACGAACAGCCTCCGCATTGCCACCAGACTTGGTTCCAGCAGTAAAGCCCCTAATGATGGATTCATTATGTAGCTCCACCGTATAGATTGGAGCCTTCACATTCCTCCTTAAGGAGTTAGCGGTAATTGGACTAGAACGTATCAACTGCATCATCCTATTAAAAATTAAATCGATTTGTGCCTGATAGGGAGTAATGAGAATAACTTTGAAACCTTCTCCCACAGGGATTCCAGGTTTTGTAAAGAGACAATAGAGCATTGCAATTACAAGGGTCTCTGTTTTTCCTGCCTGACGACCAATACGAAATACTTTCCGTTTAGCTGTGCAGCGTAACATAGTTGCTTGATAAGGACGATGATATCTAGATTTTCCAAGAATGCTTTTCCCAGGATTCTTTTCCACCCAAGCATAATACTCATCAGGATTTTTTCTTTTCCAAACTTCTCCGTCAGGATCTATACAG